TTAACAAACGAAATGACTACTCAATTAAAGCTTATGGCTTATGGTAGACCTCAAATCATCGTTTGGACTAATAACGGAGATGCATTGTTAGTTGGTGAAAAATTAGGAGCAGATGTAACTGCGGGTACAATTCAAACTGGAGCGGCATTAGGTGACCTTTATGGTTATTCAGTAACGTTCACAGGTATGGAACAATTACCAGCAGCTTTCTTATCCGGAAGTACAACAACTAACGCTTTAGCAGGTTTGACTGCAAACTATTCAGTAGTTTACGGAACAAATAGCTAATCAGTATAGCATTAAAATATTAATGGGATTATCATTTATTTGGTAATCCCATTTTTTATGCTTATATTTGAATTAACTATTATTAGACAATTCTTTGTTATTATTAGATAACGACTAGATAAAACATAGCTAATGCAGGCATATTACATATCTCAATCAAACGAATATACATTTCGTACACAACCTACTGGCTCCAATGAGTTTACAATGAGTTTACAAGATATGTATACTCTACAAAACTTAACGATGTCAATGGTAAGTATGTCTTATAATGGATATGAATCCTTTGTTGGATTTACAGGAAGTATTAGCGGTTCATACGTTGGTGCTGAATATAGAGCAACACTTTATAATCAAGGAGCAGCAAACCTATCAACTAATACATCGGGTAATGCAATATGGGAAGGTTCATTCCAAATATACGCATCACAATCAATTGACAAATCAGTATACGAAAACCAAATACCTCCAGTAATTTCACATGAAAGTGAAAATAGATACATAATATTAACATAATATGAAACAACAAGAAAAATTCTCCATAGTTAATGTAAATAACAATCAGCTTCCTTTTATAACGGAAGATACTAAAACACGATATAATTGGATTCCATTCGGTGTTTATGGACACGATGACTTCTTTGATGCAGTAACTATGACTTATAATATAAGTACAACTAACTCTGCATGTATAGAAGGTATTGCCGATTTAATATATGGTAAAGGTGTATACTCTAAAAATGAAGAGTTCAATAAGATTCTTCAAAAGTTAATTCCACAGGAAGAAACAAAGAGAGTATCATTTGACTTAAAGTTATATGGTAATGGAGCATATCAAGTATATTGGGATGATAAACATACAAAGATAATTAAAATGTATCACGTTCCTGTTCAATATCTTCGAGCAGAGAAATTAGGTTCACATCCTAAAATACAAAACTATTTCTATTGTACTGATTGGAATGACCAAAGAAAGGTTAAAGATAAAAAGAAACTACCTGCATTTGGTACATCAAACGAAAAATGTGAAATACTTTATATAAAAAATTATTCACCAGGTTTGTATTACTATTCTTTACCTGATTGGGTTGCAGCAATGCAGTTTGCAGTAAGTGAAGGTGAAATATCTAACTTACATTTAAATAATATTACAAATGGTTTCTTACCTGCTGTAATGTTAAACTTCAATAACGGAGTTCCTGCACCAGAAGAAAGAGAAACTATCGAAGATTTAGTACAAGCTAAATTCACAGGTACCGATAACGCAGGCCGTTTTATGTTATCGTTCAATGATGACCCAGCAACTAAACCAACAATTGATATAATTGATATTCCTAATTTGCATGAGAAGTATGATTATGTAGCAACATATACACAGGATAGAATCCTTGTAGCACATAGAGTAACATCTCCACTATTATTTGGTATCCGTACTGAAAATAATGGTTTCTCTTCACAATCAGAAGAAATGAAAACTGCATTTAGTATCTTACAAACAATGACAATATCTCCATTCCAAAACCTAATCTTAAATTCATTAGATTATGCATTAACAGAAGGTGGTTATGATGAAATGGAATTATACTTTGAACAATTAACTCCATTAGTTCTTTTATCACAAACAGCAGAAGAGACAGGTAAGAGTATTGAGCAAGTTGAAGATGAAACAAACAAATCAATGGAGAATCCAGCAACACAAGAGAATCCTGGTGACCAAACAATTGAAGATGGAACTTTTGAAAGTGAACCAGTACCTAATGTAAGTTTTGGTACAGCATTTTTCGAAAAAGAATATGAAATATTTAAACAAAAATAATTATGGCTTACGCACTTTTCATAAACAGAAATGATATAATTAAAAACACCCCATTACAGGGTGCAATAGATGCTGATGCTCTATTACCATTTGTAAGAACTGCACAAGATAAATACATAAAGAATCTTTTGGGAACTGTACTATTTGATTACTTACAAGCACAAATCATTGCAGGAAGTGTATCTACTTTATCGGTATATTATCAAGACCTTTTAGATGACCATATTAAGAATACTTTAATTTGGTATGCTTGTGTAGAATATATTCCATTTAGTTCAGTTCAATTTAAATCTAATGGTAGTGTTAAACAACAAAGTGAGCAAGGTACTGCACCTTCTAAAAGTGAAATTGATTATTTGTTAGCCAAAGCTCTAAACAATGCTGATTATTATGCATTAAGATTACAAAACTATTTAATATCATATTCTCAAAATATTCCACAATATTTGGAATCAGTTGGTAACCAAACACAAATCTATCCTGACCAATCGAATCAGTATTTTTCAGGAGTACAATTATAATATTAATGAGTGCATTACTAACAAATACAAATGTAAATTATACAAATTATTACAATTTGATTAATTTCTTTGCAGAGTATATGGCGGAACATCCATCTATTAACGGAGTATCAACCGAAGATGTTGAAGAATTTGATAAGAGTCAGTTTCCTGCATATCCTATTGCTAATGTTAGTATACCATCGACAAGGTTTAGAAATACAACAACTGATTATGAAATACAAATTATAGTTGCTGATAAAATTAAAAACAAGAATAACCAAAGTGATGGTACAACAAATGAACAAACAATTGCTTATTACGGAGTTAATGATGTAATGGATATTTGGGCAAACACACTTGCAATTATAAATGATATAACTTCTTTCATTCAAAGAGGGGTTACTAATTTTGACATTGATGGTGAAATAAATTGTAAACAATTCGAAGAAAGATTTGATAACGGATTAGCAGGATGGGTGGTAACATTTACTTTAACAACACACAACGATAAGAATCGTTGTCTATTTGAATTATATCCAAATTAATTATGGCAAACCCAATAATATCTAACACAGGAACAAATTATACTCTTTATTATAATGTAATTAATTACTTTAAAACAATAATGAGTAATCATCCTTCTATTGGAATAGTAACATTAGGAGATTTATATGAATTTGACGATAAACAATTTCCAGCATATCCAATTGGTAATTTACAAATATTAGAAACTGATTTTGGCATGAGTACATCTAATTTCAGATGTCAATTAATAATTGCTGATAAGGTTAAGAATAAGGATAACGAATCAAATCCTACTAATAACGAACAAACTATTCCTTATTATCAAGTAACAGATAAGGTAGATATACATGCAAACACACTTGCAATACTAAACGATTTAACATCTTATACACAAAGAGGTGTTCAAAATTTTGAAATAAACGAAGATATCATATGTACTCCATTCGCCGATAGGTTTGATAATGGGTTAGCTGGTTGGACAGCAGAGTTCACACTAACTACTCACAATGATAAAAATCGTTGTCTTTTTTTTTTAATACCCCTTAACGAACAAGGGTTTGTAATTCAAGATTGTTTAACTGGTACTACATACAAAGCTATATTAAGTCCAGGAGAATATACTTCCGTAGTTGGTGGAGTATTTTCTACATTGAAATCACCAGGTTTATCAAATACATATTCTAACTTGGTGTGTTATACTATTGTAGAACCAATTGAAGATGATGATTGGAATTTTGTAAATCTTCCAATACTTCAACCAGGAATAATTCAAACTTGCACATTGTGTAATTTGTGGATAAATCCAAAAGTTTGGTCAACAACACCGGCAGCATGGAGTGGACCGGATGCAGAATTTAGAACATGGGCAACAGTCTAACAATATAAAATAAAAATAAATGGGTAGTTTAAGTAACCTTTATATCTCACAATCGTATCAATCGTTAATTCATATAGCGACAAACAATACGGCATCTGCAACCTTAATTGATTTGCAAGATGGTTTAGGTAATTCTATTGGAGTAGCAGTTAATACATCAGGTGATTTATATCTTTCTGGTAGTTTAACGGCATCTTTACAACAAGGATATTTGTATGTGGGTGGTGCAAGTGGTCAAACATATGCATTTCCAACTTCATCTTTGGTAACAAATATTAATACAGGAAGTTTAGTTACCACTGCTTCATTTAATGCTTATACTGCAAGTAATGATAGTAAAGTAAATCAGTTAATTAATGCAACATCATCTTATGCAATCAGTTCATCTGTTGCAGCAGTAGATGCAGCACAACAATCACAAATAAATAATTTAATAGCTGTAACAGGTTCGTATTTGACATCATCCGTTCCTTTAACTTCATTGAATGCATTTACTGCTTCACAACAAAATTTAAATTCTACATTTGCAACAACTGGTAGTA